AAGACAAGCCGGTGGACAAGGTAATTACTTTTCATGGCAGACCTAAACCACCACAAGCTGACGGCTGGGCGAGGGATATATGGAACAATCGGTAGTCAAATTACTGGCGCAAGTGGCCAGGAAAGCCCAGCAACGTCAAATGTACACCTATCGTCCATCTGGGCATCCTGACACGCTCATTGACGGACAGTTATGGAAGAAGATGGGTTGGCAGAAATGGTCAGAAAAGCCGTGGCAATTAGACTTTCATAATGAAGGGAAGCTGAACCAAGAAAGAATTATAATTTCGGCCAACAGGACTGGAAAAACTAATTCAGGGGCTATGGAGTGCGCCTTTCACTTGACAGGTGATTATCCAGACTGGTGGAAAGGAAGGCGATTTAAGCGACCTGTTCTTGTGTGGACGGGAAGTCCTACCAATGAAACCTCCCGTGATATTGTTCAGAAAGCTCTGCTTGGAGGAACGGACAAAGAGACTCTTGGTACAGGGACTGTTCCGCGTGAAAAAATCATTGGGAAACCAAAGACAAAGCAAGCTGGTGTTTCAGATGTGGTTGACTCATTTAAAGTGCGTCATATTTCTGGTGGTGTCAGTACCTGTATCATGAAGACGTATGAGCAGGGCTGGAGAAAGTGGCAGGGTACAGAGCCTGAAGTTGTATGGATGGACGAAGAACCGGAAGACAATGAGGTACAGGGCAAAATAAGAACAGAAGCCTTAACCCGGCTGTTGACATCCAATGGCATTATGATGGTGACGTTCACGCCTCTTTTGGGAACGACTGCCATGGTGGAGCATTTCATGGATGGCGGCGAAGGAATACACGTTACGGTGTCAACATGGGACGATTGCCCTCATTTGGATAAGAAAGCCCGTGACCGGCTGAAAGACTCATATCCAGCGCATGAGGTCGATGCACGAACGAAAGGTGTTCCAATGATGGGCGAGGGGCGTGTGTTTACGACCTCTGAAGACGAAATCAAAGTAAAACCGTTTGATATACCGCCTCATTTTGCAAGACTTAAAGGAATTGACTTTGGAATCGACCATCCTGCAGCAGTCGTGGATATCGCATGGGATCGGGATAAGGATATTATTTACGTTACCCGAGCGAAGAAGAAAAAGGGCATGCTGGCATCAGCTCATATAGACATGATAAACGCTGTTGACCCGTGGGTGAGAGTGGCATGGCCGCATGACGGCACGAACAGAGAGAAGTCCAACGGTAAGAAGCTCAAGGTTAATTATGCCAATGGTGGTGCTAAGATGTTATCTCGCTCTGCTTGTTATGATAACGACAAACTTGGCGCACAGCCTGTTGAGCCTATATTGGACACTGTTATTACCAGAATTGATGATGGAGAGTTCAAGGTGTTCTCAACTTGTCATGAGTTCTTTGATGAATACCGTAATTATCACCGAAAAGACGGTAAATTATCACAAACCCGTGATGATATACTCAAGGCCACATTTTACGCGGTGATGATGAAGCGTTATGCTACAACCAGGAAGACCAGAAAGCAGATAGCACCAACCAGTTTATTGAGGATGTCATGAAAGCAGAAGAATTTGAAAAATTCATTCGGACGAAAGGGCTTAATCCGGTACAGAAGATTGAACGGCCAAAAGCGACTATCTTCATTGCTGAAACGGATTATGAGAACGACAAGCCAAATGAATTCCCGATGGGTTATTATCAAACAGCGTATGCAATCGCGACAAGAGCATCGGAGGGGAAGATGGATTTAATGAGCTATCTTGAGTTTGATGCCTTTCATGATATGGACCAAGGATTTACTCAGGCACAGAAGCGAAATGCACGAATTAATGCTACCATTGAGGAAGCTGACGAGTTCATTAAGAAGAATATTGAAGCAGGACGTATATGAAAAAGTACACAAAGGCTGATTTTAACCTGATAGCTGAATATATCAGAGAGGAATACACGCGCAGGAAGCAAGGCCGACACCTTGATAAGCAGTGGGCCGAGGTCGATCGCCAATTACGCATGGAGCCGGATAAGTCTCGCAAGATGACCAATGGCAAGGTCGACCCTAAAAACGACTGGTTACCAGAAGTAGAGTTGCCGCTTCAATCTCAAACACTTGAAATCCTGAACGCAGACGCAAGACGCATGATGTTTCCAGACTCAGGACCCTGGTTTCAGGCGCACATTGCATTAACAGACAAATACCTTGAGGGCGTTGACTTTCAATCCATGATAACGGGTGATGAGAACGATGTTCCCAGCCAGATTACACAAGATAACGCTGACAAGCTCGTAGAGGGCGTTTTAAACCATTGGCACAGGCAGTATGACTTCTATGGTGCGTATGACGCAATCAACTCAGAAGCCTTTAAATACGGTACAGGTGTTGGCAAGGGAAGGCTTGTCACAAAGAATGTCTTTATTAATACAGCCAAAGGGGTTGTATCGGATAAACAGAAAATACCTGTTTTATTCCCAAGATCAATCAAGAACACCTATCTTGACGATAATCCGTACAGTTTAATGAACGAAGGCCATATTTTAGGGTCTTCCGTGATCGAATTTAAGTCTCAGCGCATCCAAGACCTGAAGATGGCGGCTAAAAAGGGTTCAACCGATCCCAAAAGCATGGAAGGCGGCTGGATGCCAAGGAACCTGAATGGTTTAGAGGGTGATGACCGCGGCGTTATCGACCTTCTTGAGTATGAAGGCGACCTGGTTGTACCCAAGAACAAGGATTCTATTGTAATAACCGGCGCAATTATAACGATTGTCTGCGGAAAGCATCAGAAAAAGGACGATCAGCGCGTTGTCAGGCTCAGATTCAGAGAGTTTCCATTCCAGAGCCATATTATCCATCCGTATCATCTTGAAGACCTGAATAGCCCTTATGGAACATCTCCTTTGATGAAAGGTATGCCCATACAGAAAGCAGCCGTTGACGCATTATCAACATTATTGGTGGCCGGCGCATTGAGTGTTGAACCTCCCATTGGATATGATAATGATGATCTGGAGTTTGCAGCATCAGGTGGGCCAAGGGTTTACCCTGGTGCCCAATGGCCGACGACAGGCGATATTGTAGTCCATGATAACATCGGTGATCCAAGTGCTATGTTCGCCATATACTCAGGGTTCTTGGCTCAATATGCAGACGTAACCGGGGTAAATGCTCCGAGACTGGGTGGACAGACTGTTTCTCATACAACAGCGTATGCAAAAGAGGCTGAAATCAGTCGTGGAACGATCAGAACAGTCGATTATGTCAGAAGTGTCTTGAAAGGACCTGCTGCACAGTGGTTAAATATGGCCTATCAGATGGGTCGAAAGGTAATTACTAAAGACACAATCTACATTGACGCTTATAATGGGTTTGTAGACATCACGAAAAAGGCATTACCAGAGATTGCTACCTTCGATGTTCATGGTGCTGGTGGTCCGGGTGAAGAACAGGATAAGATGAACGCAAGAATCCAGTCACTGCAAATGGCAATCAGTCTGGATCAGGTTAAGGCGCAGTATGCACAATTGGGTATACCGCCTACAGTTAATATAGAGGCTGCTATTGAGCAGGTACTCAGAGAGGGCAAGTGGAATGACGTCGATGCTATCCTTGGAACAAACGCACCTATTGAGGGAACTGAACCAGGACCCGCGTTGGGTAACGCTCCTCAAGGTGTTGCAACGGCCCCAGGTGCCGCGATTCAAGCCCTCCAAAATAGATAGCAAGCAGCAAAAGAATTGGATTTATCAATCTGGACGTAGTGACGAAAGTGACCGCGTTCTTAAAATACTGAAAGGTGAAATAAATGAATGAGCAAACCGTGGTTGAAGATTCCAACACTACTTCAGATGAAGTTGTTTCGGATGATAACGCACTGGATGACCTTCTGAATGAATATGACGAAGGTGTTGCGGAAACGCAGCAAACAGGTGAACAGTCTTCTGATGTACAGGAGCTGGCAGACTATGTAAGGGATAAACGTGATTCTGAAAACAAGCAAGCGGCTGATTCTGCGATAAGTGATGCAGTAAAGACGTTGAAAGGCGAGTCTAACTTGCCCGATGCTGTATTCAGAGGGATGATCTATGATAAATCAAGTGATTCCCGTTTCCTGAAAGCATTTACCGAGCGCGACTCTAATCCGCAAGGATGGAATAAAGTAATCGGTGCTATGTCGAAGGAATTTAATGACTCTCTCCCTAAAGAGGATGCTCAGTTATCTGCTGATCGTGAAGCTTTGGCTTCGGCTGTTCAAAGTGCTTCAACTAATCAAGCTTCCGAGCAGACTACTGATCTCTCAAGTATGAGCGATTCAGAGTTTTTGCGGCATAAGGCTGCACTGCTAAGGGGCTAGGAGAATATCTCATGGCTTTAACTATATCCGCTACAGATACTGAGTTACCAAAACCAGTCAACGTAGTTTTTAAACAAACTTTACTGCGTAATGCCAAGGTCCGCGCACCGTATTTTATCGGTACAATGCCTGGTGATCTCAGTAAGAATCGTGGCTCCGCTACTTGTAGCTGGCGTCGAATTGAAAACCTGACTCCTGCAACTTCAGCGTTGTCAGAGCTAAATGGTAATGCCGCTTATGGGCAAGGCCGTAGTTCTGCTGCACTGTCAGTAACCAATTACACCGCAACCGTATCCAAATACGGTAATTTTGTCATTCTGAATGAAGAAGCTGATTGCTTTAACTTCAACGGCCAGATGGACAAGATTATGGAAGTAATCGGTATCAATGCAGGTCAGTCACTTAACCGTTTACAACGTGATATTGGCGAAGACAATGCTACTCTGGTTTATTCAGGTGGTGTTGCTTCAGATGGAGTGGTCGATACAAAGATCAGTCTTGCCAAGCTTAAAAGCGTTATAAACACACTGGACAAGAACTCTGCACTGACGTTCACTCCCATGACAAACGGATCAGGTAATACGGGTACAACCCCTATCCTGCCTGCTTATTGGGGTTTGTGTCATTCAGATGTCGCGGTTGATATTTCTGCTCTTGCAACCTTTAAGTCTGTAGAGACTTATGCAGGTCAGACTTCAACCAGTCCTGGTGAGTTCGGTACTATTACGGTTGCCGGTAAAGCAGTACGCTTTATCAGCTCGGAAGATGCTGGTGTTGACGCTGATTCAGGCGCCGCCATTGGTTCAACCGGGTTAAACGGTACAAGTGCTGTAGACCTTTATACCACTCTGATCTATGGTCAGGATGCAATCGGCTCAGTCGGTCTTGGTAGTCAATACCCTGACGGTACTTATATGGCCGGTGATGATTTAGGTCCTATCGACCTGATCGTTAAAGGTCTTGGTTCAGGTGGTACTTCTGATCCATACAACGAAATCTCAACGGTAGCGTGGAAGGCTTGGCATACAGGCAAAATCCTCAATCCGAATTGGGTTCGTGGTATTCGTTCAGGTGCAACTAGCCTGTAATAAAGATTATCCTACCCCTAATTTCGGGGGTAGGGTTTTAATTGGAGAAAGTTATGAGCGACATTAGTTCACTGGTATCAGAAGATTCCAGAAAACCTATTGAGCGACTAAGACGTTGCAAACTGTGGAAGATTGCCAATGCCTATGGCATTACATACCCACCCGCTGCATCTAAAGACGTTATGATCCCTATTTTAGAAGGTAATGGTATTGATGTAACACAGCCTTTACCTGATGGTAGTAAGAATATCTGGAATCGCGTGGTCGTTGAGAACGAATCGGGTCATCATCATGTGGAGTTATATCCAGAATTACCTGAACATGCTACAGCTAATAAGAACATTGATTATGATTCAGTCATTGAAAGCAATGCCGTTGATTATAGTTTAATGTCCAGACCTGACTTAATGAAAGCCTGTAAAGCACAGGGTATTAAGACGATCCCTAAAGATACGAAAAAGTCACTGATTGGCAAGATTGAAGCGGCTTAACGGAGAGTTAAATTGTCAAAATCACTTTTGAATGGAGTTAATGAACTCCTAAAAAGAGTACAGATTATCCAGGGAGATCAGGGGTTGCTTACAACAATCACGGACTCTGGTATCCAAAATTTCATTGATATCGCTATTCAGATATTAAATGAGCTGGTGGATCATTTGTACGATACAGCTAATCAGCCGCATCCAAATGAATTGGCAGAGGCGACGATTACCCTTGTAACGGGAGATCGTGATTATGCTTTGGCAGCAGGACTTAACCAGCTTCGCTTCCCCTTGCTGGATGAAACTAATGGACGCGTGATACTAGAGCATCCAGGTGGTTATCTGGGCATTGTGAACTCACAGTACACTCCTGCTAATTACACAGGACAGCCATTCTACGGTGCTATTAGACCGACAGACGGTGAGTTATATCTGGATTACATACCGACTGCTGCTGAAAACGGTCTTGTATACAAGTATCGGTACGATAAAGACCTTGAATTAACGGATGCTGCTGATACTTTTCCGTTTAAGGATGTTGTATTCAGGGCGTTAATCCCAGCCGGTGCTGAACTTTGGAATCAAAACCAGAAGAATAAGTTTAATGGTGGTCTGTTCAAGGCTTATATGGGGCGGGCGGCAAGGTATCTGATCCAACAACCACCTCGCGAGAGCTGGAAACCAGGTCAGGTAAGTAACTTTGATGAAGACCCTTTTGTGGAGCGGTAAATGGCAACCAGTATCGGTCCTGAAGATTCAGCGATAATTCTCAAGTTTGGCGGGGGTATAAACTCTCACGCCTCAGAAAACGACATTGATATTCGCGAATGTGCAGAAGGTCTTAATTTCGACCTTGATCCACAAAATAAAGAATACAAGAACAGAAAGCCTTTTGATCTGATCGGCACAGTCCCTAATGCTGGTGAGATCAGAGGGTTTGCTAACCTGTATAAATCCGATGGTACAAGCTCTATTCTGGTTCAGGCCGGCGCTACAGTTTATGAGTGGGATGGGCTGACAACCTTCACTTCAAAGGGTACGGTAAACGCTA